GAAAGAATGGTAAAGCATATCAAAAAAGGGTATGCAAAAGATGGTAAACTAACAGATAAAGAAAAGTCGATAGCCTACGCAACAGCGTGGAAGCATCACAACAAAAACGAATCAGTCAATACAGGAGATAATATGACTAAGCTAAAAGAAGGCGAGATCCAGCAGGCCAGTGCGATCGTTAACGCTAAGACAATGGTAGACAGAGTTGGCCGTTGGATTGAAGAACTATCTGGTATGGAGAACGATACACTTCTACAACTTGGTGATTCTATCCGTGATGAAATGGGTTCAGAACAAGCCAAGAGCTTTATCAGCGCAGTTGCTCCTGCAATTCAACAGGCATTAGAAAATCTTAAAGCAACACGCGAAACTCTAGCAACAGGTGTTCGCCAGTTAACAGGCGAAGAACAAGGCGCAGAAATGTTAGGTGCTGAGCCAGGTGCAGAAGGCGGCGACGAATTTGGCGGAGCAGCCGAACCAGATATGATGAATGCAGGTGGAGACGAAGGTGGAGATATTGCTCCAGCTGAACCAACTGATGACTTTGGCGCAAGTGATGCAGCAGCAGGCGGATTAGAAGCAGCTGGTCGTGAAAAGCGTGAAAGCATTGAGCGTGGCAATAGCTTACTAAGAGTATTGGCAGGCTAATGAGATTCCAAGACGTTGCTTATGAGGGCGACTTTCTAAAAATTAGAGAGCTTGCCCCAACCTTAGGTGCTCCTGCTCCTGGCGCTGCTCCTGGCGCTGGTGCTACTACTATGGCACCTGGTCAACAAGTATCTCAAGACCCACAGGCTCAACAAAAAATGATGGCTCAACAAGCATTAGATAGAGCTAATCAGAAAAAAGAAATACAAGAGTTAATTAAACAAAAGCAGGCAGAACTAGCCGATTTACAAAAACAACTGGCAGCAATTAAATGAGATTTTTTGAATTTGAAGGTGATGGCGTTGATAAACTTATTATGGTTCTTAGAAACTATATAGGTCGCGCTTCATCAAAAAAAGCGCCTGCCAAATTGAATTGGGCCGGAATTAATAAAGTTATTCAAACCAGTGGTTTTGAATTAGGCACTGACTACGAAACATTCAAAGCAATGTATGATGCTAGTCCTGCTATTCAACAAATGGTTAAAAATTTTAATGCCAGCGGAATCGAACTAAACGTCCCGGGAGCACCTGATGCAGAAAAACCACAACAAGATGGTGAAACTAGTCAGGAAAAACTAGATAAAGCCGCAGCAAGTGCGGCTCCTGCACAAATGGCGCAGGCCAACCAAACTGCCCCTGCTCAGGACTTGACCTAATTAAAACATTCTGTTAATATATACAGAATGACAATTAATCAATTTACACCTCCTCCGTTTGTTGAAAAGTTTCAATACAAAAACTGCCAACAAATCAATGATCCGGTAACTAGAAAACGGGTCTATCTAACTCCTGACGGAGAAAGTCTTCCTAGCGTGACAACTATTCTAAGTGCTACTAAAGATATGACGGCACTTAACGAATGGAAGAAGCGTGTGGGCGAAGCCAAAGCACAACAGATAACAACAGAAGCGGCAGGAGTTGGAACTGCTATGCACAGCAACCTAGAACGGTTTATTGCAGGCCTAGAGCGTATGCCAGGCAAAAATCCTGTTCACGTTCAAGCTAATGCAATGGCTGATCAAATTATTATTAACGGATTAAACAATGTAAATGAAGTTTGGGCTATGGAACAGAGTTTATACTTTCCAGGACTCTACTCAGGAACTACTGACCTAGTAGCAGTTTATAAAGATAACCCAAGCGTCTGCGATTACAAACAAACAAACAAGCCTAAAAAAGAAGAATGGGTTGAAGATTACAAACTTCAATTAATTGCTTATATATTAGCACATAATGAAGTTTACAAAACAGACATTCGAGAAGGGCATGTATTCATGTGCAGCCGAAATTGCGAATATCAGCAATTTGATTTGTTGCCGCAGGACTTTAACAAGTACCAAGATATGTGGCTTAACAAGGTTGAGGAATACTATTTGAGTCTAAGATAAATACTCTAACAAGGGTATATATCTATGGCTGTCGTACAGATCTCTAAAATTCAAGTCCGCAGAGGACAAAAAAATACAGGAATTGGGATTCCACAACTAAGTTCTGCAGAATTTGCATGGGCAGTTGATTCTCAGGAATTATATATCGGTAACGGTTCTGTTGCTGAAGGTGCTCCATATGTAGGTAATACTAAAGTTCTTACTGAGCACGATAACATTTTAGAACTTGCTTCAAGTTATCAATTCGCTGAAAGCGATCCAACTATTTCTTATAGTGTTTCTAGAAGTTTACAATCTAAATTAGACGAATACGTTTCTGTTGCTGACTTTGGTGCTGTAGGCGACGGTAGTACAGATAACGTTGAAGCATTTGAAAATGCATTAAATCAATTGTTTAGAAACGCAGATGAAAAATTTAGAAAAACATTATTAATTCCAAATGGTACGTATCTATTTTTATCTGATTTAAGAATTCCAAGCAATGCTATTCTTCAAGGTGAAACCAGAGACGGTGTCATATTAAACTTTGGTGCAAACAATATTCGTTTTGTTACATCAGCAGGCATTGAGCTATCTGGGTTCACTAGTGTTAATAGACCAAGAAATGTTTCTTTAGGTCGTTTAACTTTTTCTAGAAGCACAGGACAATTAGTTCTTACTGGTCTTGGAGATAGTATTTTTACAGATATTAAATTTAAAGGCGAATACGTTTTAGGTGATTCTGTTCTAGCGCCAGCCTCTGAATCTGCTGCGGTTCAATGGCAAAACGATATTAATGATATTAAAACTACAGACATTGTATTTGAAAAATGTTTATTTGATTCGTTGTCTATGGGAGTAAAATGCACACAAACTAGTGTGTTTGAAACTACCGTTAAATTTATTGACACAAAATTCTTTGTATGCGACATCGGAGTATACATCAGCGGATTAGTTGGACAAACCAACACTTGGACATTTACAAATTGTTCATTTGAAGAAACATATAAACAAGGATTTATTTCAACTCACGGTAGAGGAACTTTATTTGACGGCTGTAATTTTAAAAATTGCGGCAACGGAACAAATTCAGCAGCCACTCCAGCATACGATATTATAACATTTGGTGAATCAGTAAACAATAGAATTATCAATTGTACTACTAACAGACACCAAGAAGCTAACATTACTTCTGTAGGAACAACAGCTGGTTCAACAGAAGCCAGCGGAGCAAGTTTAGCTCGCTTTGTTGATAGAAACTATAGCGACATATATCTGAGTGACAGCTTTAAACCTTTGATAGCTCTAAGTGCTTTCAATAGATTCACATACATAGATTACACATTAAAATTAAGCAGCCATACAAGAGCAGGTCGATTAACCGTTACCATTGACGAAGACCTAAGTGTAGTTGCTATAACAGACGAATATCAATATTCACCATCATTGGTAACAGACCCAGGAGGATCACTTATGACTAATTTTGAATTTAATGCCGAATTAAAAGATAACGATGCCGATAGCGGAATCGAAACAATTTTAGTTTCCTATAAGAATCCCCTAGCCACAGGATCAACAGGAGACATCTCATACTCGATCTCCTACGGTGTTTGATACATTTGGTACTGAAAGGTTAACCAAATGGAAAGAATTTCGTGAAAGCATAGAAACAAGCCAAACTCCTCTAGAAGACGTGGCTAGTCTTTGGAGTAAGGCTCCATTTGTTAACCCATACAACGATCCCTTTGATCCCTCCTCATGGCCCGACCCTTGGCATTTAGTTTTAGATAATCGCTACGATGATCTTGCAATTGTTTTGGGTATGCTGTATACTTTAAAATTATCCAAGCGGTTTATGGATACTCATTTTGAGATACATATGTCTATGCAGAGACAAACTAATCAATATTGCTTAATCGTTGATAAAACGCATGTTTTAAACTTTAACTACGGGTTAGTTGACGATGTTAGTAAAATTGACTGCCAAACCAGCATGATATGGAGTGGTACTAAGTTACCATAAATAAAAATCTTAATGTTGCACAGAGAATATAAAAATGACAATTACGGTAATTAAAAGAAGCGGAAATAAAGAACCATTAGCAGTTGAAAAATGGCAGGCACAGGTAGCGAAAGTTTGTGCAGGTATAGCCGATGTTAGTCAGAGTATGATTGAGATTAAAGCTCAACTTCATTTTTACGATAACATCACAACAAAAGAAATTGATGGCATCACACTACGTGCTATTGTTGATCTAATCGATGTAGAACAAAATCCAGATGTAGGACATACTAATTATCAATATGTAGCAGGCAAGCAAAGACTTAGCATGTTACGTAAAGATGTATATGGTTCGTATCAACCTCCCCACCTCTATGAAATCATAAAAAAGAATATAGGAGTTGGATTATACACTCCAGAACTTCTTGAATGGTATAGTAAAGAAGACTGGGATAAAATGAATGAAATGATCGATCATTCAAAGGACGAAGAATATTCTTATGCTGCAATTGAGCAATTAATTGAAAAGTATCTAGTACGTAATCGTGCTACAAAAGAAATTTACGAAACACCCCAAGTGCGTTACATGGTCGCAGCCGCTACGGTGTTCCACAAAGAAGAGCCTAATACGGCTCGTATGCGATGCATTAAGGAGTATTATAATGCGGCAAGTGATGGACTTTTTACTCTGGCTACTCCCGTTCTGGCTGGCCTGGGGACTCCTACTAAGCAATTTTCGAGTTGCGTTCTTATTCGCAGCGATGACGACCTTGATAGTATTTTTGCGTCGGGAGAAATGATGGCCAAGTATGCTAGCAAACGTGCTGGCATTGGTTTAGAGATTGGACGACTACGTCCATTGGGCAGTCCCATCCGCGGTGGTGAGATCATGCACACAGGCATGATACCATTCTTAAAGAAATGGTTTGGTGATTTGCGTTCATGCAGTCAAGGAGGTATTCGTAATGCTAGTGCGACGGTTTTTTATCCTATTTGGCATCATCAGTTTGATGATCTCATCGTACTTAAGAACAATCAAGGAACTGAGGAGACTAGGGTAAGGCACATGGACTATGGTGTGGTCTTATCGGCTTTCTTCTGGAGACGTTTTAAAAATAAAGAAGACATTACTTTCTTTGATCCTAATGAAGTACCAGATTTATACGAAGCATTTTACAAAAATACATCTCAATTTGAAGAACTATACGTTAAGTATGAAAAACGTAAAGACCTAAGAAAGAAAACAATGTCGGCTGAAGAAGTATTCAAAGCTGGCATCCTTAAGGAGCGTACAGATACAGGTCGCATCTATTTGGTGTTTATTGACAATGTTATGAATCAAGGACCATTTGATCCTGAGTACCATACCATTTATCAAAGTAACTTGTGCTGTGAGATCTTATTACCAACCCGTCCATTTAAGAGATTAGACGACGAGGAGGGACGCATAGCGTTATGTACACTGGGATCCATTAACTGGGGTGCGTTCCGTAACCCAGAAGACATGCGTAGAGCATGTCGCATATTACAGCGTAGTCTATGTAATATCTTAGACTACCAAGACTTCTTGTCAATACAAAGTAAACTGAGCAATGACGAGATTCAGCCATTGGGCATTGGTGTTACTAACCTAGCCTACTGGCATGCCAAGCGTGGATTGAAGTACGGTGAGAAAGATGCACTAGCAGAGGTAAAGTCATGGATGGAACATCAAGCCTATTATCTAACCGAAGCTACCGTAGAACTTGCTAAAGAAAGAGGTGCTTGTCAGCATAGCTCACATACCCGATACGGCAAGGGAGAGTTTCCTTGGGAACATAGAGCAAATGGTGTAAATGATTTAACTGATTTCACTCCAGAACTTGATTGGGAGTCTCTACGTGCAGAAATGAAACAACACGGTGTTCGAAACGCCACACTAATGGCTATTGCTCCTGTAGAAAGTTCTAGCGTTGTTATTAACTCAACTAACGGAATTGAAATGCCTATGAGTTTGATTAGCACAAAGGAATCAAAAGCAGGATCATTTACACAAGTTGTACCAGATTATCATAAGTTAAAAAACAAATATCAATTAATGTGGGAGCAAACTGATTGTGCCGGATATCTTAAGACTGCTGCTGTGTTGGCTGCTTATGTTGATCAAAGCATTAGTACTAATACTTTTTATAATCCTGCTCATTTCCCAGACCGCAAGGTACCTACTACATTGATTGCTAAAAATTTAATGCAAGCACACATGTGGGGAATTAAAACATTCTATTATAGTTTGATTAATAAACAAGGCGCAAAACACGAAGACAAAACTCCAGAAGTTCATTACAATGGATTTCATGAAAGAGAAATAGAACCCGATTATGAAGATGAAGACTGCGAGGCCTGCAAACTATGACATTTAGTTTTATTCGAAATGTACTCAAAGAAGGTAAAGCTCATAAATTAGAAATTGAAAGTCTTCCTTACGATTCTAATGAACTAAATCCTGCTATATCAAAAAATACAATCGAATATCACTATGGTAAATTAGCCAAGGCTTATGCTGAAAGATATAATGCCGGTGAAGGTGATCCTGACTTTAACGAAGCTGGAGTTTTCCTACATAACATTTTGTTTCAACAATATCAAGAATATAATTCTGCAAATAAACCTACAGGAAAATCTTTAGAATTCATTGAAGAGCATTTTTCTACATTTGATAAATTTAAAGAAGAATTTTTTAAAATTGCCATGAGCATTCAAGGCAGTGGGTGGGTATACTTAACTAAATCTGGCGAAATTAAAACAATAAAAAATCACGAAATAAAAAAAGATATTTTAGTTTTAGTCGATTGGTGGGAACATGCGTGGGCATTAGACTACCAAGCAGACAAGAAAAAATATTTAGAGAACCAATGGAAAATCATTAACTGGGAGAAAATAAATGGCTTACTCAGACAAGGTTATTGATCATTACGAAAATCCACGTAACGTTGGTAGCTTTGATAAAGCTGATCCTAGCGTAGGTACAGGCATGGTCGGTGCACCTGCTTGTGGTGACGTAATGAAGCTACAAATTAAAGTAGACGAAACCACAGGAATTATACAAGATGCCAAATTTAAAACGTATGGTTGTGGAAGCGCGATTGCGTCGAGTTCGCTCGTTACTGAGTGGCTCAAAGGCAGAACGCTTGACGAAGCGCAACAGATTAAAAATAGCGAGATTGCTACTGAGCTTGCCCTTCCCCCTGTTAAGATTCATTGTTCAATACTTGCAGAAGATGCGATCAAAGCGGCCGTAAATGATTACCGTAACCGACACAGCCAAAACTAAAATCAAACACCTGCTTAAGAATAGAGGCAAAGGTGTGGGAATTCGACTAGCAGTTAAAACTACTGGTTGCAGTGGTTTGGCATATGTGTTAGAATATGTAGACGAGTATGAAGCAGAAGTTGGCGTTACAAATTTTGCTACAGATGATTTTGTAATATTAGTAGATGCAAAGTCGTTAGTATATCTAGACGGATTAACTATAGACTGGGTAAAAAATGGATTAAATGAAGGGTTTGATTTTGTCAATCCAAATGAACGTGACCGTTGCGGTTGCGGAGAAAGTTTTAGAGTATAATAATGAGTAAACAACAATATAATTTAAACACAAAGACAGACTACTTACATCGTAAGATGTTTTTGGATCCGGCTGGACCAGTTACAATTCAACGATTTGAAGAAGTTAAGTATAACAAGATTGCTGACTTTGAAAAAACAGCACGTGGCTTCTTTTGGGTGCCAGAGGAAATCAGTCTAACCAAAGATGCACAGGATTTTAAAGAATCAAGTGATGCAGTTAAACATATCTTTACGTCTAACTTGTTACGTCAGACAGCATTAGATAGTTTGCAAGGACGTGGTCCTAGCCAAATCTTTACACCTGTTGTAAGCCTGCCAGAACTAGAAGCTCTAGTCTACAACTGGACATTCTTTGAAACTAATATTCACAGCCGTAGTTACAGCCACATCATCCGTAACATCTACAACGTGCCTAAGGAAGTGTTTAACACCATCCATGACACTAAAGAGATTGTAGACATGGCATCAAGTGTTGGCAACTACTACGATAAATTGCATGTTCTAAACTGCAACAAAGAAGCAGGATTCCATGTTGATGAATTTGAACACATCAATGCTATCTACCTAGCACTACACGCAAGTTATGCCTTAGAAGCATTCCGCTTTATGGTATCATTTGCAACAAGTCTAGCAATGGTAGAGAATAAAATCTTTATTGGTAATGGCAACATTATCAGTTTGATCCTACAAGATGAATTGCTACATAAAGGATGGACTGCTTTCTTAATCAATCAAGTGGTCAAGGAAGACCCTCGATTTGCCAAGGCAGCACAAGACTGCCAAGAAGAAGTAATACAGATCTATAAGGATGTTATTAAAGAAGAAAAAGAATGGGCAGACTATCTATTTCAGAAAGGCCCTGTCATTGGATTGAACGCAAACATTCTTAAAGACTTTGTGGATTATACTGCTTCTGTATCATTAAAAGAAATTGGAATTAAATATTGGGCATCTGCACCAAAAACAACACCAATTCCTTGGTTCAATAAACATAGCGACACAAGTAAAAAACAAAGTGCGTTACAAGAAACTGAATCAACAAGTTATGTAATTGGTGTTATGTCAGATGCAATTGACTATTCGGAATTACCGACTATATAATCATGTATAAAGTTTTTTATAAAAAAAGATCGCCATATGAAAATTGGCAAGCAGTTGGGACCTATGGTTCAGAGCAATCAGCTATCGCCGCAGCAATGAATAAGAAAAAACAAGGAGCATTGCTAGTGCGTGTAACTGATAAATCTGGAAGTGTAGTTTTTACAAATTAAAAAGGAAGTGTAAATGAAAGCGGTAGTATGGAGCAAATATCATTGCCCTTATTGTGATCAAGCAAAGGCATTGTTAACACAAAAAGGAATTCAGTTTGAAGAAAGAAAAATTGGAGATGGTTATACAAGGGAAGACTTGTTAGAAGCTGTACCCACAGCTCGAACCGTTCCTCAAATCTTTTTAGATGAAGAATTAGTTGGTGGTTTCCAAGAATTAAAGAAAAGGTTAGAAAATGTTAATTGATAAAGGTGTATCAGAAGGTGAAGTTGTAACAATTAAAATGTCAACAGGTGAAGAGCTTTTAGCAACATATGTTGAAGGTACTCCAAATGGACATAAGGTTAAAAGACCTATGGTCTTGAGTGTTTCGCAAAAAGGTATTGGAATGATGCCTTATATTTTTACGGTACACCCAGATAAAGAAATTGTTTTTAATTCTGCAACTATTATGGCTCTTGTGCCTACAGAAAAAGATTTTGCAAACCAGTATCTACAAAGTACTACGGGGATTGCATTAGCTGGAGTTTAATATGCCAGGGATATCTAGAGTAGGAGTTGATGCAGCCGGAGGAACTATTGTAGGAAACCTTGCACCTACGGTTAAGGTAAACGGATCTCCTGTTGCGGTTAAAGGTGCTGCGGT